GAACGAGATCGTTTTAACTACTTCCTACTCTAATTATACCGATATGTTTGGTCAAGACAGCGGATATCTTGACTTCTTCGCAAGGTTCTTCTTCAAATACGGCGGCAACAAGTTGCTCGTAGTTCGTGCAACCGACCAATACAATTTCGCAGGTATCACGATTGGTCTTGAATCAAATTACGAGATCAAGGGTGAATTGACAGCCAATGAATCAGACATTCCTATCAAATGGGTTTCAGGGCCAAAAATTGATGACCATGCGAACCTTTGGCCGAAGTCAGGCGTTGCTCGTCTGACTTATAACGGTGAGGAAGAATATATCATCTATCGTCAAATCATAGGTACTGACGCTTTGGATACTGTCGTGCTTCATGATTGTGTCAGAGGTGTAAACGCTACGGATGAAACTGTTATTAGCACTTGGGGTATTAGCGTAACCGCAGATCCTTCGACCGACTTCTTTGAAACGGTAAATCCTCACGGTTTAAGAAACGGTCAGAATATCAGATTTACCGATACGGAATGTGGTGTTACATTAGGGGTAGATTATTGGGTTATCAATAAAACATCCAAGACTTTCCAAGTTACAGCAGTCAATGGTGTAAATTCTCCTGTTCCTTTAACGGGAACATCTTTGGAAAATACTGTAAATAAAATTCCTATCCCGACTAAATATATCAACCCTGTCTGTCCTGTTGTCAGCGGTGAAGTTACTTCAGGTCAGGGAACGGCAACAGTCGCCTTCGAAGAAATGGCATACGGTCAGTTTGTTGTCGGCCAGCAAGTTATGTTCAACGACCCTACCGACCCTTCAGAGTCTTATAGCCTATATACAATTTCTTCAATCGATACAGCCTTTAACGAAAAATTAAGAACGCAGACAGTAACATTTTCTGCGACAGTTCCAGCAGCGGTTGATGGTACATGGGCTTGTTTGGTGAAAGACCCATTCTACGGAGAACTTGGAAATTATACCCTACCTATGTATATGAACTACGATGCTTGGAGTTTACCGAAATACGATTCAACAGGCACATATGTTGAAAAAGGTGCTGGTATTTCAGACCCGACTGAACCTGCAATCTTCATGCAAATTTACGCTCGTTCGTGTGGTAAATGGGCAAACAATGATATCAAGGTTAGTGTGTATACATACGCTTCATGGAATTCTTCAGCAGAGACCCCATACTTCAAAAATAAAATCGAATTTGTGCCAAGTACAACAGATGAATTCTTAATCGTTGTCGAAAGTGTGGCTACTGGCGCAATTGAGGAATCTTGGTTGTGTTCGTTAATCCCATCGAAAGTTGACTATTGGGGAAAGACGATGTTTGTGAGCGACCTTGTTAATGATAATTCAGAATGGATCAGGGTTTTCATTAATCCAGATTATGTTGCTGAGATAGATGGTACTTACAACTCATTGAACGAAGACTTATCAATCGATTCAATTACCTATCTTCCTCATACCGTAGAAAGGTACTACCTTGGCGGTGGTACTGATGGTTCAGCAAGCGTGGCCATTTTAGGAGCAGGTGGTATTCCACAGGTACGTGAATATAAAATTATGGATGCTTACAACCTGTTCGCAAACAAGAACGAAGTTGATATTGACATCATTTCGGCAGGGGGCAACCAATCTCTAGCAGTACAGACAAACATCAAATCTATCGCGGAAACAAGAATGGACTGTGTGGGTATTTTGAATATTCCTACAAACATGACCATAGCAGACGCAGTTCGTTATAAGAACCTGATCGGTTCTTCAACCTATACAGCCATTTATTGTAATGGTTCAAAAGTACTTGATTCATTCACGGGAGCAATTCAACTTCTACCGCCTGCAATTCAGGTAACTCCTTTGATTGTCAAGACAGACTTGATTCGTGAACCTTGGTACGCTGTCGCGGGTTACAATCGCGGCATGTTGAATGAGGTTATCGAACTTGAGCAGAATATTACGGATGGGGACTTTGAGACACTTTATGCGGCAGGTATCAACCCGATTATCAATGACGGAGCAGGGCCAGTTATATACGGCATCAAGACAATGTATGTGGGTTCATCGGCATTTAATAAACTCCCTATCCGCAGACTGATGTTGAAGATGGAGAAGGACATCAAGAACAGCATGAAAGCCTTTTTGTTCGAACCGAATACGTTCGATACGAGATTGAGGATTGTCAGAACTTGTGAACCTTATCTGGAATCCATCAAGGCTAGAGATGGTGTCGAGGACTATCGTGTAATTTGTGACAGTACAAACAACACTAATCAGACTATCGCGCAGGGTCAAATTATCGTTGATATCTATATCAAACCTATCTTCGCAGCTGAGTATATCATCTTTAACTTCACGGTTACAAAAGATGAAATCAGTTCGATTGTTAGTAATACATAAGGAGAAGAAATATGGCAGACAATGCAGTTATTTCACCAACATCATTTTTTTCTAGGACGATAGGGCAAAACGCCCCATCTACAGATTACCACCGTGGTTATCTGTTTCAGGTTATTTTACAGGCCATTCCGGGTGTCAGCGATGCTTCTCTGATTACTTACTTTGTTGCTTCTTCACAATCCCCAGTGGAAACTACAGGAATTATCAATGTTGCCTGGATGAACTCTGAAATTAAACTTGGGGGACAAACGAAGTACGCCCCTTGGTCAGTAACAGTTAGGGATGACGCAACATCGTTAGCTTATCAGTATTTTAAAAGCTGGCGGCGATTAGTTTATGAAACAAAGTCTGGTCAATCTAGTATTCCAAAAGATTATAAATATTCTGCCGATCTTTATCTGTTGAATAACCGCGGAGAGCAAGGAAGGGGATATCAATTAGTCAACGCCTGGCCCGGAGAAATCGGGCAAATGACTTTAGATTATACTACAGAAAATATTATCACATTCCCAATTACCATAAATTATGACGAATTTATTCCGCTGCCAAAAGATTAATATACAAATTTTTAAAATATTATATAATGGGAAAATAGGATTACTCAAAAATGAATAGACTTGCTCCTTCATCATTTGGCACAATAATAGACGATATTGAATATCAAAAATCCTATTTATTTCGTATAGGACTACCCGATGTAGATACTAAACAATATATGGGAAAATTACGACCAAATAATGAAATGTTTGAATTTTGTACTTCATCCACAGCTCTTCCTGCTATGACAACAGCTGTTCAAACTATCCCTTATTATAATAGTGAATTAAAAATATTAACTAAAACAACATATTCTAATTGGAATGTAAATTTCAGATTAGATCTAAATCGTAAGACGGTTAGAACAACTGATAGTATGATGAATACTTGGGAATATCTTTATTGTTGGCAATTAATGGCTCATTGGCCATATTCACATACTTCAGCGTTACCAAATGAATATAAACAACCAATTGAATTATATTTACTTAATGAAAATGCAGATGGTGAGCGTCCCGCATCTCATTATCAACTCCAAGGTGCTTGTCCCGTTAGTATTAGTGGTGGTAATTTGGATTACGGTACTGATAGTATTGTAACATTTACTGTTGATTTTGCATTTGATAGATTCATTGTAATGGATTTTTAATATGGGTATATTTGATACACTTAAAAAATTAGCTGATATTGATACAGTTGTAGAAAAAAATATCAACATAAAAAAATTTAACGAAATAACAATAAATGATTATTTTAGAGCATATCTTTTCCAAGTACTTATTGATGATTTTCAATGTGAATGGATATCCACAACATCTACACCTGTTTTAACCACCACTACTCAAAATATTGATTATATGCATACCCAAGTAAGACAAGCAGGAAGAACTACACCAGGGCAATGGCAAGTTACTGTTAGGGATGATGCAAAGGGAAATGCTTTTAAATATTTTCACGATTGGAGAGAATTAATATATCCAAATATTCCAATATCATCAGATTTAACCCCAAAAAGATATAAAAAATCAGTAAATATAAAACTGATTCCACCTACAGGATCAAATGAATATAGATTATATAACCTTATTGGTGTTTGGCCAATAGAATTAGGATCAACAACACTTGATTATGACCAAGAAGGAATATTTATATTTCCTGTAACTTTATCATTCGATTTTTTTACTGTTAGTGGAATAGGTGGCGGAATAAAATGAGTTTAACACCAATGTCTCCATCAGATTTTCAAAATACTATGAATAATTATTTAGATTTTCATAGAACATATTTATTTCGTGTTATTTTTTTCGATGGCGCGGCAGGTGCATTGGAAGGAGCATTTGTTACAAATTTAATTTCGGCAGTTGATACACCCGTTTCCATTACAGGCGCTATCGCCTTGGGTTGGCAAGGTAGTAAAATAAAATTGGCAGGAAAAACAGATTATCAAGACTGGAAAGTTACTATTCGTGATGATGCTACAAGTGTTGCATATAGTTATTTTGAAGAATGGAGAAAAAAAGTTTATAATGTTAAAACAGGAGCAAGTAAAAAAATCGCAAATATAGGTTTGGGCTCAATTTTAGGGATAGGAACAGGTTATAAAAAATCCGCAATTGTTATGATGTTAGGAAACAAAATTAGGTCAGGATTAGGATCTGGATCTACTATAGCTGCTACAATAATAACAAATAGAGCATATCTTATTAGTGGTATCTGGCCAAAAGATATTGGAGCTATTTCACTTGATTATTCAACCGAAACAATAACAACTTTTCCAGTAAATTTTTCAGTTGATTACTTTGAACCTTATAGTCTTACTGGAACTGCTGCATCTTTAATATCTTCAATAATTTCATAAATTCTAGAATTTTATAAATTTCATAAATAATAGTGACATCGTACAAAGGAGGATTTTATACAAATGGAACCAAAAAATTTACAGATGATCCAAAGAGAAAAAATGCAAGCGTCAATGCCCCAAGAGATATTACCAACAAGTAACAGCAATGAACAAGGGAATTCATTGGCACAAAATCACATTATTAACATTACCAAAGCACTAAAAGAAAAACAAACGAAACAAGTTGTGTGGTTTGATTTTGAATTGCCTTCGAATGGTAAGTGTGGGTATCCTAAAGAAATTAAACTTAGAGAATTAACCACAGAAGATGAAAAAATACTCATTAAAGAAATGTTTAGTAGTAAGGAAAATTCAATTTTAAATGTAATTCGTAAATGTTCAAAATTTGAAAACATTCCCGATTTTAATTTTGAAAATTTAACAACTTTTGATCAGGATTTTATTTTAATTGAATTATCAGCAATTACTTTTCCTGGTGAAAAAAACATTAGTATAACAGATGAAGCTAATCATAAAATCACGATGAAATTGAATAAAGAAGAACTATCTCTTACTTCTGTCCCAAATGATTCAGAATACCCTTTTAAAGTAATTACACCAATTTCAAATATTACTTGGTATTTAAATTTCATGACACTAAAAAAATTAAAAGAAATTGATAAGGCTATTAAATCTTTGTCAGCTGATATTTTAACTCGTTTGCTTGTTTCCATCTCTCTTTCAACAGAAAAAGTGGAAATAAATGGTCAAAATATTACTTTTGATAACTTTTATGAAATTGTTAAACTATTAGATACCCTGACTCCATCAGATTTAAAGGTTATCATTGATTTTTATAACGAAAAAACTGGTGCCGCATACGGTTATAAGCTCAATAAAGAATATTATTGTACCGAATGTGGTAAAGGAGGAGTAATGGAGTTAGAACCTCTGAACTTTTTTCGGATTACAATATAAAGCAGAATTTTTAGTTGGTCGATATAAAGATTTATTGACGGAAATATTCAATCTTAGTTATATCGGCAAAATGGGCGGTATTAACGATATCCTAGATCTTTCAGTAAATGATCGTATTATTTTTCTAGATATTCTTTATAAAACCAAAAAAACAGAAAACAGTAAAGATAACCAGTAATTAATTTTTTTTATAAATTCTATTACAATAAATAACAATGAAGACCATTAAATTCATCTAAGGATTTTTAAAATATGAACTCAGCAGACACCCCACTTGGAAGCCTTAAACCTTTAACCGATCCTACTGTAACATTTAATAATTTTAAAAATAAATTAGAAGATTTAACAGCTGCTTTAAAAACTTTTGAAAAAAATGAATTAAAATTACGAAAAGATTTTGGGACATTAAAAATTTCTCAAATGAAAGAAGAATTAAAAGAAAGAGCAAACATCGGAAAAGATATTCTAACAGCCGAAACAACTAATTTAAAAGATAGATTGGATATTATTAAAAAATATCATAAAAAAATTAAAGAAAATTTTGAAGCTCATATTGAAGATTTACAAACTTTAGAATCACAGTATTTAAAAAAACGAAACCAATACAATAAGGAATTTTTTGAAAATACTAATACTAATTTTAAAAAAATTAATAAAGCATTGGAAGAATCGACAACTAATATTAGCCAAGCAGCAAAAACAAATAAAATGGGTTCTGATGAAAGAAGAAAAGAAAATCAAGAAAAAACTGCTACAGGATTTTATAGAAATGAAGTAATACGACAAAATGAAAAAAGAAATGAATTAATTAAACAAGGGAATTCATTACAGGAAAAATGGTGGAAATGGACCAAGGCTTGGGAAATTTTAAAAATGGTTGGGAAGTTTTTATTTCCTGCTGCTATAGTTGGTCTTTTAACTGCAGGACTCGTTGCTCTTTTCACGGGTAATAAATTTTTAGATGTATTAAAAAAGGCTGGGAAATATACTATCGATCTTGCTTGGGGAGCTTTTAAATTTTTAGGTGGTCTTTTTCAAAAAGGATTCAGAGCAGTAACTGATGCTATATTTGGTAGAGGCGCTAGTACGACTCCTGGTAGTTTATCTGCTGATGAAAGACAAAAAAAATTTGGCCTTCCTTATTTACCCCCATTAAAGACCACTTGGACAGTATTAAAATCTCTTACTAATATTGTAGATAAAAATCAAATAGGGTTTGTAAGACAAGCAACAGCTACAGGAAAAAAAGCTAGAATAGCAAAAAAAGTATTAAAAAAAGGTTTAGATTTTATTTCAAAATCTAAACTCGCGACAAAATTATTAAAACCTATAGCTAGAATGGCTCCCATTCTTAACTCAGCGTTAGTGGCATTTGATATTATGGAAGCAACATCTAAAACATTAACTGATAAAGCCAATAGGGAAATGAAAAGACTACAGACTGATATTTATGGAAAAACATATAAAGATTTACAAAAAAATAAATATAAAACTTTAGGAATTGAAGAAAGCCAAATTAAAGAATTAGATATAAAAGCACAGAAACAATTAAAAACCAATGACTCTTATATGGAAAAACGCAAAAGATGGTTAGAATTACAAGATAAATTTAATAAAGGAAAAATAACTGAAAAAGAAACAGAAGAAATGTTCCGAACAGAAGAAATGATGTTAGCCCAAAAACGACAGAAAATGGATGAACTTTATCATGCCGAACTTAAAAAGGGTAGTGAAGAAGAGATAAGGTTCCTTCAAGAACAAAAAAAATGGAGAGATGAAGAATTAAAATTACGAAAAGAAAATAGGGAACAGCAAGAAAGAGAACGATTTGAAAGAAAATATGAAAACCGTAAAGACAAAGGGTTTTTTGGAAATCTTCTGGGGCAAACATTTGGAATTAATGATAATCAAATATTAAACAAAATGAAAGAATTAAATAAAGATCCAAAAGTAGCTAAAGATACTTTAACAAAATTAGAAAAACAAATTATTGAATTGAAAGAAAAAGAGAAAAAAGAACCAGAAAAAGGTGAGGAATATAGGGAAAAAATTTGGCTTAAAGAAAAATTAATTGAAGAATTGAAACTTAAATCTATTATAAAAGAAAATGAATCTTCTATGGGATTAAATAGAGAAGATATGGCAAAATTTATAGATTTTAAAGGTTCAGCAAAAGATATAAAAAATATTCAAAAATTAGATCCAAGAGTACAAGGATTTCTTAAAGAAGTTTCAGAACGATATTATACAGATACAAAAGGGAAAAAACTCCCATTGTTATCTGCTTATAGATCGCCCGAATTTGATAGTCAAGTTGGAACCTCTAAAACTCCAGGAGCTGGGCCGCATACTGAAGGTAGGGGGATGGATGTTACCGCTGATGCTGCTGATTTTATAGTAAAAAATTACCCAGATCTTATAAAAAAATATAACATTACACAAGGTGGTCAAGGCCATGAAACACATTTACAAGTACCAAAATTATCAGCTCAAACTGTTTTATCTAAAACTGATGAAATAAATAAAAATTTAATACAAACAAATCAACAATCTGTAACGGAACAAAATAAAAATCAAAAAAATCTTATTAATAGTGTGGATAATTTAACTAACGCATTAACAAGCCAAAATAAAATGCCACCTAAACCAACAGAATCACCTAGCAGTTCCAAATCTAGTCCCCCATCAATGGCAACTCCACCTAATGTATCTGCAGGATTTTTATCAAATGAACGAATATTTCCTGGGGACACATATTTATCATATGTAATGTCACCATTTGTAGGAGCATAATATGGCAATAGAATCACCAGATTATATTAGTAAGTCAAATGTTCGAATTGCTTTTATAAAAAATAATACTAATGATGTTTATTTTAATCTTTATGGATTTCTTAGTGATCAAGGGTTATCATTAGATATTACTAATGAGTATAAAAACTCATTAGATTTGGCGGGAAGCTTTTTTGGTATGATTCAGGAAGGTATTGCAGGTGCTAAAGCGGCAGGAGAAGGGGTTTTAAATATACTACCCCAAGAAGTAAAAACAAAAATTACAGAATGGACAGATAATGCTATAAGATATTATGGAACTGGAAATGTTGTGGGTCAAATGCTTTCTACCATGCAAAAAGGAATGACTACATTAGGAACAACTACAAAAGGATATATAACTACAGGTCTTAACGATCAGCAAAATATTATTTTGAATGCTCCTTATTATTGGCAAGGATCTAATCCTATTGGGTTTAATTTATCTTTATATCAAATAGCTGATACACCGACAGATATTATTTATAGTTATCAAAGGGTTATGGAAATACTCTCCCCGCAGTTCGGAACGACTGCAGGGACAGGATATGGACAAAGTACAGAAATGCTTGGCCTTGGTGCTGGACCGGGAACATTAGAAGTTCATTATTTTCCAGTTGACGGGAACTTCGACCCAAATGGAGTAGGAACAGGTACAGTTGTATTTGGCCCCTGTCTATGTAGATCAGCAAAAATGGAAATAAAAGCGCCATATTCTAAATCATATTTACCCATAATAGGAGAATATAATTTTTCATTACAAACGGCAAGAATACTAGACAGGTCATTAATTCATCAATTATTTCGAGGATCGGCAGGGCCATTATTACCAACACAACCAGGAGAAAATGGACAAGCAGGATTACCTTGGATTAAAGAAGGATAAATTATGAAATATACATATACAAAAACAACAAAAAATATTTTAGATTTTTTTAATAATAAAATATTTTATGCCTTTTCTAAACTCGATGGAATTATTTATAAAGATGAAGTAAATAATGTTTATTTTCAAAATGTAGATATGAAATTAGATATTGAAAAAGGAATAGATAGGGGGTCTGCTTTTATTACCATTACAGAAGAGACTCAATATCGGCCTGATAAATTAGCATATATGGCTTATGGTAATGAAAATCTTGCATGGATTGTATTAAAATTTAATGATATTACTGACCCGTTTGACCTTGAAGTTGGGAAAATAATAGAAATCCCATCTATCCAACGAGTAAGCGCAGCAATACAAAAAAAACGACAGGAATTACAGTATAAATAATGGCAGATCCAAAAATTATAATTAAAGGCACAGCAGGGCAGGATATTGACCTGGGTGAATTTAAATTTGAAAATTTTCGTTACATAGAAGATATGAATTTAGGATTCCCAACAATTGAGTTTGCATTAAGGGATCATTTGTTTGAACTTTTACGTAAAAATCTTTTTGGCGATGAAGAATTAATTATACAAGATTTTGTAACTGATCAATTTAAATTTGATCAAAAAAGTTTTAGGATAAAATTAATAGGGTCTTTGGGATCTGAAACAAAACCTGGTAGTGCACAAACTGTTAAACTTATAGCTATCGATAAAAATTATGATGCAATTTTAAAAAATACTAAATCAATTTTTTTTAAAACTGGTGAAGTTAAAAAAATTTCTGATTTATTATGGAAACTTCTGAATCAAGTTGGAATAGCTAATGGAAAAACTTCTTCAGTAAATAATTTCAATATAAATATTACAGATACTTCTTCTTTAATAGATCAAGGATTTGGAAATTTATTCATACCTTATAGTAAAGACCCAATGAAAATAATGCGCAAACTTTGTAATTATGCTATAACTAGTAATGGTACTGGTGGGTTTTTATTTTTTATTAATCGTAGAGGATTAAATTTTGTACCAATAAGTAGTTTATTTATTAATACTACAGAAAATTCACCCTCTTTGCAAATTACTGATTGGGCAGGGCTTACGAATGTACGATTATCAACTTTTAATGCTTTTTCAAATTTTATGATAGGGCATGAGAAAAAAATTATGGGTTTTAATCTTCTTGAAAAAGATTACAATACTATTACTTATTCTCCAAATGCCAAATATATTGAATATTCGGAATATGATAGAAAGGATGAAAAAGACTCAAATGTACAAACAATGTCTAGTAATCTTGGAAACCAATCAATATCTATGCCATTTTCCAAAGATTTTGTAAAAGGAAATATTAAAGTTTATTATACACCAATAGATAATCCATTAACATTAAAAGGGTTTTCTGATAGATTATATTATTCACAAATGTTTAATTATGTTTTAGAAATTAATACAAATATGGCTCAAAAGATGCCCGATTTTGCAATTGGTGAGATGGTTAATATACAATTCAAAACAACCGATGCAGATAGTTGGGAATCATTGAATGGTGGATGGCTTTTAAAATCATTCGCATATACTTATCCAGGTGATAATTGTTTATTAAAATTAACAAGGATCGGGATCGGCGCCCTTCCTGATCAATATATAAAAAAAGGGGAATAAGAATGTTTGATGCTGATGATTTAAAAACTCTTGAAGATACCCAACACAGCAATTTCTATCGTGCAAAAGTTATATCGTTGGACGACCCGTTAAAATTGAACAGGATTCAGGTTATGATTTATGGCCTGACAGATGATTTTGAAACCCCCGATAACGTTGAAGATAGCCCGCAGCCTTGGTGTGAATTTCAATTCCGAGATGGGGTTATCACC